TAACAAAGAGTCCTTTGATAGAAAATCAACTTGACCACTCCAATTTGAAGCAATAACAGGTTTTTCACTTAGTGTTGCTTCCAATAATGGTCTTCCAAATCCTTCACCATGTGTGAATGAAATGTGTGCCTTTACTTTTGGGTGATTGTATAATTGGTTAACCTCTTCATCCCTTAAATCACCATGTAATACATAGATATTTGGTAATTCTCCTTTTACAGATTTTTTGATATCTTCTATTTTACTAAATATTTCTGACCTATCCAAGATACAAGGAGTTGCCCCACTTGTTTTTAAGATTAAAGCAGGTTGATTCTTTTGATTTTTGAATGTTTCTAAAAATGTCTTGACCAACATACCAATGTCTTTTCTATCTCCACCCATATCACCTTGTAACCAGTGTCCTACATGAAGAAAACAAAAATCTTCTTTTATTAATTTGAATTCATCAACCAAATCTTTTGAAAACTCCTTCGTGACTCCATAAACATCGGTATCAGCACCTTCGAACAATACCTCAACCGGTTTTTCATTTTTCAACTCACCTATTTTTTGTCTTGTATTTTCATCATGCTTATCATACTTACACGCCTCAATTGTCGTCTTTACAAACTTTGCTGGGACTATGTTTAAATCCATTCGATTTAGACCTTCAATCCATGCCGCTGGTACAACAGTGGTCTCAATACCGGCCGTAATACCTATGTTGTATTTTGCTATTGGTTGAAATTCATTCGGTACAACAATATGTACATGAATATCAGGCTGTCTTTCTACTTCAGGTGTCTGTAATAATCTTTTGATAATTGGTTTGTCCTGTGGATTCTGTTCACTTAAGGCGTTTTGAGGAGTACTACCCCATCTAACTGGCCATATTCTGACATCAAATCTATCCAAGTCTATAAGACTTCTACATATATCCCTACTATGTGCCCCATAACCACTTCTTGTTCCTACAGGTGCTGTAACTACCATTAATGGTTTCATAAATACTCCTAAGCTTTGTACATTGTAAATCGTTTACGAGGTGTCCACTTCTTCCATGCGGTTTCCATATGGTCAATAAATCTATCACACATATGTTTTGCCGACATTCCAACTTCCTCTTTCAACATCCATTCACGACCTTTAAGTCCGAACTCTCTTCTTTTCTCGGAAGGAGTTTCGTACCATTCTCTTATTCTTACTGCAACATCTTCCCATCTTGGTCTATCATCAAAAATGTATGGTGTTGGAATCGAACCTTGTAGTGAACGACATGCTGGCCATACTGGTTTACACCACTCACCCCAAGTTAAATCGGCGTTATGTTCCCACTTATCCCTATCGTGAAATGACACAATCTCTCTGTAATCCTCATAACCAACATGCTTACCATTTAACTCAAATCCACACTGGTCTTGTAATCCACCAGTTACATTTACAATCATCGGTGTACCAGCCATCACAGCTTCTGCCGTTCCTAATCCAAACCCTTCGTTACTTGCTATATTGACTTGAATATCAGCTATATTATAAAGAAAGTTCATATGTTTTTCATCGAGTCTATTGTGAGAGAATATAACCTCATAATCAGGACATATGTTTCTAACCACCTCAGGCAAATCAGTTCCGTTATTATCTTTCGGAGCCGTGTGCATTAGTAACAAACATTTTTCTGCCTTTTCTTTGGGTAAATTATCACAGAAAGTCTTGTAAGCCATAATGACATCACTTGGTAACTTTCTTCTAATGTTTCTATTATTCCAAAAAATAATAAAATCTTTTTCCGAGTTACGAATCACTTTCTGTCTAAATGATTTTAATTCTTTATTGTCTTTGTCGATTGGAAAAAATGAATCTTCAGGTATTCCGTGTGGGATATAAGTACAATCCCATTCTGTTCTTGGTTTTTTCTGAGCGACTTGTTCGACTATATTTACGGTCTGTTTTGATATATTCATTATCAAATCAGATGATTCATAAAAGTTCTCGTTGTATCTTGGGTATGGTAAGTCATCCCAAATGTTGTAGTAGAATATTGGAATCTGTTGTCTTATTTCATGTTCCATTTGATATAACCAAACCCAAAATCTTGGGTCGGTATAGTGTAATATAGCATCAGGTTTCTCTATATTCATAAGATTTCTAAGTAACTCTTGATTACCATAACCACTTATCGGATATATCTTCAAACTTGCATCTTTAATACCAGTGTCTTTACGAATCGATTCATTCATATCAACTACTTTTCCCTCTTCAGGATGTTTAATCGCTCCACCCGCCTGAACCCAATCATATTTATGTATGGTTCCGAGAACAAAGTTTTTAGATACCGTACCAACCCCACTACTCATTCTGAGGTCATCTGATAATAATAATATTTTTTTCTTTGCCATAATTAAAACCTACTTCCACTTACTTTTAAGTCACGATGGTGTTTTATATTCAATTGAAAATCTTCATCGGTAAGAAATTTGTGTATAGAACGATTTACGAGTTTTTGTAATGTAAAATCTTCACTTAATGATTTGACTCTGAAATCTTTATACAACCTATCCAAAACCTTTACCGATGTCAATTTAGTACTGCCTTTCATAACATCTCCTATATATACATATATATAAGTATCACCTAATTTAAAATTATTACCTTTTTTCCTAATTTTTCTGCCGTTTCTATCGTATTCATAGTCCCCTTTGTGTAATCATTTTCTGGCATGAATGCTACAATGTAATCACTATACTCAACTATTTGTTTGTTTCTGTCGAAAAAATTTTTCGGATAGTATTTCTTTCCATAATGTGATTCATCCAAAATACAATGTTGATTATAGGTGTAGTGTCTTGGTGGAAACTCAACATACTTCATATCGAATTCAAGAGCGAATTTTTTAGCAAAACCATCTGCTCCCTTCAGTTGACCACCACTCACAATTTCAACCTTATCATCAAATTTTTCTTTGAGTTTATAAACAAATTCCTTAATTTTTCTTCTATTAGTGTATGTTCTTGAACCAACGATACCAACTCGTTTCATTAATCGTTCCTCTTTTGTTTTCTGATTGGAGTATCGTTATTCTTTGGTTTGAGACAAAAAGCCAAGGTTTGCTTGAATTGATTTAATCCACTAACTATATCACCTCTGTAAGTAAATCTTGACCTTTCGGTATATTCCATATCATCTGGCACTATGTCAAACCAAATAAATTCATCTCTATCCAAATCGCTTGTTGGTTTGATTGTGGTTCTGAAATGTAATTTTTTCTCGTGGTTTTCTATAAAGTTCTTAAGTTGTGTGGAAGTCAAATCATCCTCATCATACCAAAGATGAAGTTTAAATTGATTTATCTTATAAATTTCATTTATTTTATCAATCACCCAATCCTCGATAATCGTATCAATAAAATCTGTCAATCTTAATCTTAGTCTAACTACATTCATGGTAAATCCTTACACTTTGTAAACGCCTTACAATCCTTCTTTGTTCTACATTTTTCATAATTAACATCTTTAAAAGTACCATCGTCATTATAGCACTCATCCATGAAATGTTGAAGTCTTTTAATAACCTTATTCAATGAGGGTTTACCATTAGCTGGAACAAAAGTCTGAACTCTTCTCTGTGGAAAGTCCATACCCTCATATAGTTTTCTCTTTACGATAAAATATTCAACATCTATTCTATCCAACGGAACATCGTGTTGTTTTGAATAAAATGATTTGTACAATAAGAGTTGGTCTGTTTTATTTTTATCAGCTTTAGCGTATTTGTTCCAACCCCATGATGATGTTTTAATATCAATAATCTTGATTCGATTTCTGATATTGTCTTTAATAATTAGGTCGATGTACCCCTTAAATTTAAGATTTTTTGGTAAGTCCCAATTTAATGCTGTCTCGATACCGAGTAATTCATAACCTTTCTTACTGAAGTACATACCTCTTTTTTTCTTGAAAAAATCTATAATCTTCAAACCATCATTGTAAAACTCTGTCATTTCATCTTTAGTACAGAATTGTTCTCCACCATTTCGTTGCATGATTTCCATGAATAGTTTTTTCATTCTATCTTCGAGTTCTTCTTCAAGAAGTAATTTGTCAGCCTCAACAATACTTTTGGTGTACATTACACGAATATACTCTTGGAGTACTTCATGCATGGCAGTACCAAATAAAGTATGAATGTTATCCGACCAAGGTATAGCCTTATCCACATATTGTAGTTTCCACGAGTATGGACATTGTTCCCATAACGCGAATTGACTATACGATACTGATTTTTTTCTAGCCATTTAATTTTTGAATAACAGATTGTTTAGGTAATCCACCTACAAATCTATCTACTTCAACTCCATTTTGTTCTATGACTGTTGTTGGGACTGACCTCACATTGTATTGATTAGCTAGTGCTTGATTTGAATCAAGGTCAATTATCTCAACTGAGTAACCTTCACTTTTTATCTCATTCATAATTGGTTTGAAGGCTTTACAAGGGCCACACCAACTGGCCGTAAAGTATTTTGCTGTCTTCATTATTTTCCCCACTTTCCACGACCTACAAGAGTAGCCATTATACCATAATTTGAAACATCAAGATAAGCATCTTCTAATGGTTCATCTTTTACAGCTGAATCTCTACCAGTCATTATTAGTGTTTTTACTCGTTGTAGTTTATCATTCATACGAAACCATAAACCTGTGAGTGATAGGTTTATTTCTTCCTTTGTTTTCAGTTGTGTACCAACTGATATGTTGCCAGGACCGTAATCATGTTGTTTGTGACAGAACAATTCATATTGCTCTCTTTGAATCTTTTTGAACTCTTTAGTCATCTCGGGCCATTCCTTTTCCATCAACTCGACAACATTATCGGATGTGGGTTCTGACTTGGGAGTATCTTTTATTGAATTTCTTTTCATGTCTAATAAGCTTGTCTCTTCTGACATATAGTTCTCCTAATGTTATATAAGAATTTACGATAAATTATTGTAAAAGTCAAGAAATAATTTCATCTACGATACCATATTCTAAACATTCTTGTGCTGTAAGATATGTATCTGATTTAGAAACACCATCCCAAAAATCCGTAGGTTTTTTTGTTACATCACCCATTATTCGATTTATGTTTGATTGTAATTTTTTCAAATGGTCAGCACCTTTTAGAACATCGGATGTCTTACCTGATTCAAAGGCCGAACCTTCATGAACCATAACGGTTGAGTTTTCTGTCATCGTTCTTATACCAGTACCACATGCGAGTATCACAGCTGCTGCTGACATACAAGCTCCAACACAGTGGGTATTTACCTTTACAGGTAAGGATTTAAAATAATCTATTGTCCCTAACATTGCGTAAACATCACCACCATAAGATGTTATGTTTAGTTTTATATCCTGTTTAGGATTCAATCTTACAAAATTATCGAATCGAGTCATTACAGCGTACAATTGGTCTTGGTCAATTTCATAACTCAAGTACATAGTGCTTGTATCTAAGTTGATTCCCCATTCCAAATTTTTAAACATCAATTGTTGTTCAGGTGTTAGTTTCGAGCCGTTTGAATAATTCACCTTGATAGGTGGTACATTAGTTTTTTCCATTTAATCTCCTTTTCTGAAAACGAAAATGGGTTCGTATTTATGTCCTGCTCCCATCACACTTGATAATGTGAGTTGGATGTTTTTCTCTTGAACAAATCCAAGTGAGGTAGAAATCCTCTGAGTCTCCTCTTCAATAAACTTATACTTGGGTGTATTTGCTATGTTGTATAACATATAACCGCCCTTCTTAAGTCCATGATAACAATTTTTTATGGTAGTTTTTAAGAAACCATCCACCCACTCGTCTTGAGTAGGGAACTTTTTATAACTTTGACTTTCCTCTTCTGAATACTTTTCGGTATCAAAATAAGGTGGAGAAGTGAAACATAAGTCTAATGATTCTGACTCAGGTTGAAATGTCTCACTTCCTTGTTTATATATATCGACTTTCTTTTTTATATAATTGAAATCCTTGCTCATTTTTTTTAATCCGTCAAATGTCTTAGTGGATGGTTCTGTGCCGATATAATGTTTGGTATTTTTAGCGGATAAAAAACCTAACAAACGACCACCCCATCCACAAGACATATCCCATACCACTCCATCTCCAGCGTATTTTTCATAAATCAACTTTGCCGCCGTTGGTCTAAAGTTACTGACGGATTGAGTGCCACTATAAATCTTTATTGATTGTCTCAACCTATTTTCATGAAACACATTCCTCTCCCCATTTGGGTCTTCACCCTTGTAGTGTTTCTGTTCCCAATTCCAACACTTTCTAATTGTAGACTTGAACATATCATCATCCAAGAATATCTCCATCGGTGATTTTTTAGCACTACCACAACGGACTTCCCAAAAGTGTGGGTGATATGTCCAACACAATCTAAGTCCATGCATAGTTTGTACTATTTGATTGTCTTTGAATATCGTATCGACATCAAACTTTCTCAGTTTTTTTAAGTGGTCGTGCTTTTCCTCTTCACGAATTGTGTAATGTGGGAATCCATGTCGTCTATAGTAATCAAATATAACTTCAACACCATATTCTCTATCCACGACATCTATTGAATTTGTAACCCTTTCGAACTCCAAGTCTTTGTCATCGATATCGATTAGTGTACCGAGAGTTTCGTAGTTTACTCTTGCCATTAGGGTAGATTTAGTTTCTTAATTTCCTTTGGTTCTACACCATATTTTTGAAGTATAGATTTCAAATCAGCCTTACCTTGTTCAGAACTATAGTATATTTCTAAATAATCATGAGCCTCACTAATACTTGATTCATAATATTTTGCTACTATTTCCAATAACCATTTTTGATATTTCATCGTTTTTTTTCCTTTAACATACCTCAACCATTCCTTTTTCTTAGGAAGTATATTCGTGTATAATTTATATAATTCTTTTGGTTTCAAATTATATCTTTGGAGCTCATTCACAACCTCGACATAATCCATCTTCATCGATAGAAACCTATGTATCATATAGTTAGACCACTGCTTCTTCTCCGTTTCATTTAGAGAATCCCAATACCCTTTGGTTTGTCTTTGTGTAATGTGTGTTATATGGTCGAATAGACCTTTGTTTTTTGTAACCTTCTTTTTTCTCATTATCTAATGCCAAACTTTTCTGTAATTATCATAATCTTTTTCGTTTAATGTCATCCATTTTGAACCTTGACCAAATAGCTTATCACGAAATTCAGATGTGAATTCTCCATCCACCCTCAAACTAACACCATAACCATTTGTTTCTGTTCCATGTATTTTCCTACTATCGAACCAACACGAGCTTCCTTTTATATAATTAGGTTTGTTATTTTCCATAATGAATATTTTCTTGGCATTACTAAATCGTATCCAAATCATCTCATGTCTCCACTTATCGTAGGGATGGTCTCTATGGTTTGCTATCTCGTTACCATTCTTGGTAAGTATTGGCCGTTTTGAAAATCTAAGTTGGTTTCTTGTGAACACTGCAAATATTCTAGCAGTATTTTCGAAGGGTAATTTTGAAATCATCTTTGTTAGGTTTGGCAATTTTTCAGTTATGTTGGTGTCATTAATCCAATATTTCGAATTGTCAAGTAGAAAATACCTATCCCAATTATCATTCACTAAATCTTCATCTAATTTGGATAATGAAATCATGTGGACATTTGGATTGTCCTTAAGTAGATTACCATCTTCATCCGTTTCTCTTGTGTCGGAATAAAACATTCGCCAGTGGTCTCGAAGACTACCTATAACTTCTTCAAATTCCTTATTGACCGAGTCTAAATCACTTAAATCTAAATATTCGTCTAACTCTATCAGACCTTTCATCATCAAGAATGTACTATTAGACCATCATCCATGTATAATATATCATTACCATCAACTTCAATAGCAAAAAATACTTTATCTTCTAATTTATATTCAAGTGATGTGATATTTAAAGGTTCGAAATTATTACCATCAGTTTTTTTAATCAATTGGCTCGAGGTGCTCAATTCTGAAATAATATCAAATTTGTAATCTGAACCATCTGGTCTACACATAATCGTACTTACATTATCAGGTAAAATGTAAGTATTATTTACTTTATAATGGGCTGGTATTTTGGATGAAATTACTCTCGTTACTTGTGAACTATTAATAGAACCTGATATAGTGTTTGATGACCAAGTCCGATAATCATTACTTTGTGAAGATAAATTTGATACTTTTAATGATTTAACATTATCACCGACTTGAAGTGTACCTATCTCCTTTTTAGAACCATCAACCATTTCTATTTGACTACCCGTAGGAATTACATGACGATACTCCAAAGATGTAATAATATCCCACTTTCTATTATCACTGCTAGCACTTGGTATCAGTTTGTGCGATACGGATTCACAACCTAAATCAACTAAACCATCGTGACTATGTAAAAGTGAATATGTGTATTCATAATTAAATTTACCACTTCCCTCATCACTACCGCTACCGATTATGTATTTTTCAAAATAAACTGAATTATTTGAAGAACTTATCGATGAAAAATGACTCGACTCGAAAGAGTAAAATCCACATTCCCCATTTATTAATGTGGTATCAACTTCTGATTTTTTCATGATGTAATCAGGATAATTGTTATTTGGTGTACATGATGATGGGTCAAATTCTTCTATCAATAATGATGAAGACGGAGAGTTGGATATTATATTTCTAAATTGTTTTTTAGAATAGGAACCACTTGCTAATGAATCAAACTCTGTATATCGAAAGGGTGAATTCACAAATAGGGTATAAACATTAGAACCTGATTGAATTGGATGTAATTCGGAACCAGTGAAATATGGTTCTAAAATTAAAGAAGAAGATATGTTGTTTTGTGCACAACTTGAACTTAATTCCTTATAAAAGGCCTCAGAGGGATTACTTAAATTATCACCATACTTTGTTCCGATGACATTAAGTCTATCCACACTTTGACTTGATAAATAACTTGATAAAGCATTCACCTTTGGAGTCAATGGTGCATCGTACATACAAGCAATATTGGTATTAAACTCATAAAGTTTGGGTAGTCCATCTTGGATTGTGAAGTCATAACTACACAACATTCCGACTTTATAGTTGGGCCATCCACCAGCACTTGAGGTGATGTAATGACTAACATCTTTAATACTTTTTGTTACTTGTCCTGAAAGTTCTGTCGAACTATACGAATAGTCTGAGGCCATTTATTAACTCCTAAATGTGTCTACTCACATAAATGAATGCGGTATCTATTGCTCCTACGAACAGCTTAAATATGTAGGTAGTAATAAATATCTGTATCATCACATTTAATGGTAGAAGCATATCAGAGTGACCTATTAGGTTGGGTATTAACCAAAACGCGAACACAATAAAAATGAATGTGTCTATGAATTGACTAACAGCCGTACTCACATTGTTTCTTAACCATAGGTATTTACCATCGAACTTTTCTTTTAACTTGTGAAACAAATGTACATCGTTATATTGTGCACATGCGTAAGCTAAAAGACTTCCAATCACAATTGAAGGACTTAATGAGAATAATCCACCCAACCATTCTGCGGCACCCCAATCTGCTCCATTTGGTGAATAGGCTATGATAAACTGCGAGAGAACCAAATATATTACGGACAAACACAATCCTATATTAACTGCCCGTTTGGCTTCCTTCTTACCATACCATTCACTTAGCAAATCTGTTGCCAAGAATAAAGATGCATACATCACATTACCACCACTTGCCGCTAAACCGAATAAATCGAATTGTTTATTGACAAATATCTGTGATAAGATTACTGCGAATCCAATGTAACCGACAAGGTATTCCTTACCGAGTCTGAATAGACACAACACAAATGAGAGGGATACAATCATCTGTAGGATAAAAAGTAATTCGTTACTCATCTTAAAACTCCCATTTTACACCGAGAGTCGGCATTACTTGTATATCCTCACCAGCACCCCACACGAAGTTTTGACTTATCTCGACCTCTCCACCAACTGCTAGTTGACCGAAACTATACCATATCTGTGGTTCTGTCATCCAAACGACTAAATCTCCATCGTTCCAAATGTCAGCAAAACCTGTGAATGATACTTTGTCCGAGAGTTGTTCATACCAAACTCCAGTAAGTTGCCATCCATACCCATAAAGGTCTGTGTGTCTGACCCAAGCACTTGACACAAGTGTTCCAATACCCAAATTGATTGGATACTCAGCACCTGCTAACCAAGATGGTTCGTAACTACCAAAAGTATTTAAACCACCGTTGTATTGTACTCCAAGTCCTATGTTCTTTACATTGAACATTCTTGCTATTTCCCAATATGCAGCAGAAGTTGGACGACCTTCTTCGTAGTCGAAATCAACAAAGAAAAAGTTCGAACCTAAATCATCAGGCTTGAACATTTCTAATGTTGAGGTATAGTGTCCTCGTTCTGTATCATAATGAAGTTGCACATGAGTCTGTGCAGATAATAACCCAAATAGCAGAGCTATTCCTATTGTTGTTTTTTTAAGTGGTGTCATCACTGTTCTCCTTTGTTATTAGGATTGTCTTAATAAGTATTTATCTTTGATACTTTTTGGTTCAAAATAATTATTTACGAATTTAATTACCTTTTGAATGTCATATTCCTTACAACTAAATACATCAAGATAAAAATCTCCATTCTTGTCTACGAAATGACCTGTTATGGAGCTGGTTTCTATAAGTTGAACAAGACTAAATCCAGCCTTATTACTATCGTGGGTTGCAAAATGTTCTATAATAGGTTCACCATAACTAATCATGTCAATTTCATCCACCAACTTGGTTACAAATAATCCTATATCATCTTTATTTTTTATTTTTCTACCACCTTTACAATCAAGTATTAAGTGGTATCCCCAAGACTTCGACATTCTATTATCCTTTGTTTACATAGTTTACATTTATTACATGGTTTATCACCTACTGGCCACCAACAAGTCCATGTGTAATATAGTAGGTCATCAAACCCAAGTTTTTTCGCCTCCTCTAACATTTCATATTTGTTCGTACTTCTTAAAACATGATTAAAACCTGAGAAAACTTCCCATTCCTTATGTTTTTCAGGTAATTTATCTACAATTAACTTCCCATCCTCAAGGTAATCATCCATGATTTCCCATACTTCACCCTCTAAAATATTTTCATGTGATAAGTAAATCTCGATACCGAATTGTCTTTGAAATCTTGCCAATAAATCGGCCTGAACTTCTAACCAATGTGGTTCTCCATCCTTATCCTTGTAGATTGGTTCAGGTATCCATTCATTATACTTTTCCACCAACTGACTTACATCATTGTCCTCTTGGATAGGTTCATTTATTATGGCGGTTTGTAAAAATAATTCTTTGGAATGAGGTATCCTTTTGTAAATTTGTTTTCTCAACCAATCTTGTCTTTCTAACTCTATTTCAGTTGACTTTCTTGGATATGTATCACCACCCCTTTGAGTTACAAGTGGATTTGAATGATAACCACCATGATTAACTCTATCATCTATGTAGATTGGTTGTACCTTTTTCCCTTCCAACAAAAGTTTGTAAACCAACCAGGTAGAGTCATATCCACCTGACCAAAAGGTGTAGGTTATATCTAACCAATTGTCATTTTTATATCCAATTTTTTTGAGTGCCGTTTCAGCTCTAATATTATCTGTTACACATAGAGTTTTTCTAAAACCTGATTTATAGAATAAGTTATTTCTAAATAAAAAAAGTTTTTCCGTTAATCCAGTACCTCTCAATTCATGTATCAAGTAGGTATTGTAAATGTATAAATCTTCTTTACTTTTCTTCTCAAACCAACTACATGCTATTGGTGATTTCTTATCCAATACCAACCACAAAAAATGACCTTTTTCAAATCTATCTACCACATCATCCCAAGTCCAAATGTCATCCCAAATATCACCTATCTCATCATGGATTATTGAAATCATTTTCTTGATTTCTGATTCATAACCATCAGTATATTTTATAATGATATTTTCGTAATCTAATCGGACATCAGATTTTTTAATTTTACATGATAATGGTTTCGATATCATTCTTGTTCACTACTCATGCGAATAGTGTCTAATCCCACATCTTTTAACATAGTTTTTGGTACTTTACCACAATTTCCACAACTATATATTTCAATTGGTGCTAAAGCTTCTTGACCTGTTGGACTCATCAGTGCAGATATTCGTTTGATGACTGTTCCTTTGATAAACACATAATTTCCACAATACTCACACTTCATAGTTTCTGCCTGTGACAAATCCACTTGGACTTGTTGAGGTTGTTGTACTTGTTGACCAGGCTGAGGTCTAAACTTTCTCTTTGCCATTTTTTACTCCTATTAATTTATTTTTAATACTATACTCTTGAGAAATCCTTCTAAACACATTTGTTATAGGTAGGGATTCATCATCTCCAATTAAGTATAACATCCTAATTCTTTGTGATGGATTTTTTGCACCACTCATTATCAATAATGATACGAGAGGACTATATTCACAATTACTCATAGCTTTTACAAAAACATATGTATCAGCTGCCAACATATCCAATGGACTATTAACATCATAACTATATCGGATAAATAATTTATCTTTTGAATCTAAATCAGGTATTTTCTCAGGCCACGGATTCACTACTATTTGTGAATACTGAACATCACCAATTACATCTTGAAATGTTGTATGAAAATTACTTGTCAAGTTTTTTGAATACTCTTCATTAGGTAAACCAACTACCTCTTTAACATTTTTCCGTTCAACAAATTCTGAAATATTATCCCATATAATTTCTTTTTCCACCTTACTTGATATATCAACATTTGTATTTATTTGTTGTAACTTATATTTTTGAGGAACTGATTCTTCAATCCAATCAAAGGCTGTGAGGACATAAGAGTTTTGATTAGTTTCATTTAGGTATCGAAGTCTCAACCAATCACTTATTTCTTGAGTATGACTTGGAATTTCATCAATTGGTATTTCAGTTTTGACTAATCCGAGTTTGTCTCTAATCGATGACATCAACTATTTTTGATTGTTTGACTGCTATTGTTTCAAATATAAATGGTGAACCAGCAATAAATTCATTTACCTTTACTTCTGCCACGGTTACTGAATCACATTCGACTAAGTAAGTCTTTCTAACTTTTTTTTCTTTAACTCCATTCTTAGTTTGGATTTCTTCTATAAAAACTACTGTCGCTTCAAAGTACATTATTTTTTCTCCTTATCATAATAAAACTTTTTACTACCTTTGGGTATGGTGTTGGAATCATCTCCATCAATTTGATATCCTAATCTTTCATTCGATATATAACATTTCAATAGACCTTTTCTTACCACTCGTTCACTCATATCAGAATCGGATGGTTGAATTGGTTTATTTAGATTTTCAAATAGGATTTCACATGCCTTTTTAGTTACTAAAAAACATTGGTTGCCCGGTTTATATTCATATGTTGAATAATATTCATTGATTTTTTCTTTAATAACCAAATCACTTTTGAGATAACCAAAATGAACCATATCCCAATCTTGGGGTAAATGTTTTATGTATTCATTAAATTTGTTTTCAAAATCTTTGACAAATATACAATCGTCTTCACATATAAGTATATTACCATAATTGTTAATGATATTTTTTTTATAAATATCTAATAGACTTTGACATAAACCATAGGCTCCTTTGGTCATGGATTTTCCTAACTTAAAGCCTGGCCTCTTTGTTTCATATATTTCACACTCAAGTTTCTCTTTTGTATAGTCTATTTTTTCGCCATTTATTGCACTATACCTCTCCATTTGTTTTAAAATAGGTATTTTATCAATTTGGGATTCCATTTGAAGTCTTCTATCAGAACGACTATTCAAGTTGATGTAATATGATTTATTTATTACCATTGATGATTTCAGAAATATCTAATTTTGCAAATTTGTCGGAATCCCATTTTGAAAGAGAAAGGTATTCAGGTGAGTTAGAATGGTTACTTTTATAATAAGTCTGTAAATCCAAATACATTCCATATTTAACTTTACTCTTTTTCTCTAATCTTTCCCAATATTGAAAATTTGTCGGTTGAATATTATTATAGTTTGTAATGTCAATTGTATCGTGTTTACCACATAAGTGGTAAGTATTGAAATGAAAATCGGAATCAATAAATTCTTCACAATATAATCCTTCGAAGCTTTCTTGGTAGTCCTCTTTATCAAGTAAAAATATACCTTTTCCTGCGTCAAGTTCTACATCTTTTACAACAAAATCCGGCCTGTCAATTTTATTTTCAACTATATCATCCATCTTTTTTATTGTTGAGGGCATCAATATTTGGTCTTGAAAATGTTCTCTTGTCCACCATTTGTTCGAAGATAAATGTTCTACAAATGAAAATTCTCTATTGAAAGATTGTTGAAAATTAAAAGTAGTGGATTCTTGTTCAAATTCCATATAAACAAAGTTACCAACATTCTTTATCTCTGTTGAGGTAGTCAATTTACTTGGCAACACAGAACATATTTCTTGGTCATATACTATACTCCAAAAAATTAATTTATCATATCCGTTATTAGTCAAATAGTTCTGCAGTAAATTATAATCTAATAGTGATGGGTCTTGAATCGATACTGATGTATCTATTTCTAACAAGTATACTTTGTTATCTTTGAAAATATTTGATAATTTGGTAAGCACAAATACATTATCAAGTAACATATATTTTTTCATGTCAGGTTGTAATATATTTTTAAATTGTTCCGATTGTTTTTTGATTATATCAATCATTCCAAGCAATATCTCCCTTTGGTATTTTGACATCCCTTCCATCATGTACTTCTTTGTGAATTAATGAAAAAGTTTGATTGGCATGAACACAATATGGAAATGAATCAGATATTTTTATATTCTCACGATTTATATGAAAATCCGCTGGTAATATACCTTTCGTTTTTGCTTTTGTTATCAAATTCTTAGAGGCGTTAGGAGTAATAACATATGAATGTGCTCCTTGAAGAAAATATTCTATACAATGACATCCACCATATTCATATTTTTTTTCTTTACAAGTACAATTTCTTTCAATCAAACCTTCTTGTGTTCTTTTTTTATATATATTATCGAAATCGAATTTCTGTTTTTGTATTTGCCATTGATTAGGTTCTCCTATATTCATTACACCTTCAAAATCATAGTCTATAAATTTTTTATGAAATAAAGCATCATGTTCTAATATCATAATTCTTTCGTTCAATTCTACACAATATTCCCATAGATAGTAATGACTAAAAAAACAAGAAATAGCAGGTTCAAAATGTTGGAACTGAGTCCAATGGACATCATAATCAAGTATTTTGAATTGATGTTTCTTTAATAAATCCTTTGCCTGATTTTTATGGAAACCATTCCATAGTTCAACCTCTACACCACCGATATTTTTGGCGGAGATAATAGTTTTTTGTGCCGATTCATAACTTAGTTTATTATTGACGACAGATATCACATAGGACTTCACTCTACCAATTCTCTCTCGCCCTTGTAATCCTATGATTGGGACTTTTTTGTGTTTGAATTAGTGAAAAGGTTTGATTCTGATACGCACAAAACGGAGTGTTATCTGCTATATTAACATTATCGGTATTTATGTGAGCGTCTGCTGGTAATATTCCTTTAGTTTCGGCGGCTTGTATTAATTTTCGTGAAGCATTAGGGCTCACAACATATGCTTGTGCTCCATGTAAAAAGTATTGTTGACATCCAAGATAAGACCACATTATGGTTTCATCCTCACAATCACAACTTCTTTCGACAAGACCATTGATTTGTGATTTTCTTTCGTCTATGGATTTTTCCCATGATGTTTCAAAAGTATCAGGTGTATTGTCGTCCACCCATTTACCATTTATTACAGAACCTTTCTGTAACCACATTGGTTCGGAAATATTTACAACACCATCATATTCGTAATCAACATATTTCTTTAGAAACATAGCATCATGTTCAAGAATTAAAATACGCTCATTCAATTCAATACTTTTTTTCCATAAGAGAAAGTGACTGAAAAAACAACCCATGGCACACTCTAATCTTTGAGTATATGTCCAAAGTAAAGCTGGAGTATCAAGTAATTTAAATCTAAAATGACGCCACATTTTTATTGACTCATCTTTATGAACTCCGTCAAATAATTCAACATCATCAAGTCCACCAGTTTCTATTGCTGACTTTCTTGTTTTATTAGCCGACTCTACACTTGATTTATTACTCGAAATGTAAATTATAAAGGCTTTCATTTGTTTTTATTTTATAACTGATAGTATCTCAATAATCATGGCCATCGCATTTATTTCCTTATCAACAACTTGTGAATCACTTAGTTCATACTTGGCAATAATTAAGATACAATCAGCAACCTTTCCTTTACCATAACCATCTACTTCATCATACAGAAGACGAAACAAGTCAGCAAAATCTGTAACCTTTGCGTCTGCCATTAACTGACGAATATTCTTAAAGGCATTTTTTCTATCTTGTGTTTTAAGTATATCCAATAACTTCATCTTGTAATCATTCTCAACGATACTCTGTCTGTCAATTGTTAGTTTACCACCAAGTGATTGTCTTTGAGCTCCGTTGATAACTCTTCTAATATCAGGATAACCACTATTAACCAATATACCTAAATCCTCTCTATCGTAACTCACTCCCTCTTGTGTTAAGATATTGTGTAGATGTTTAGCTACATCATTCTTATTTGGTGGAATCACTTGAAACGATTGACAACGAGATTGTATTGGGTCGATAATTCTCTCAACGAAATTACAAGTCAAGATAAACCGACAATGTTTACTAAATGTCTCCATGAGATTACGGAGAGCGGCTTGGGCGTTTGGTGTAATGTAATCACACTCATCTAATATGATTACTTTGTAGTCCTTGAATCCCATAGTTGAGGCAAAGTTCTTGACCTTACTTCTTACGGTTTCCACATTGTTCTCATCCGAAGCGTTGATGTATAGATAATCACAATCTATGTTATTGACGAGTAACTTAGCTAGTGTGGTCTTACCAGTTCCAGCCTTACCAAATAATAGTAGATGTGGTAAATCACCACTATCTAAATAAACTTGAACTTTACTTTTTAATTGTTCGTTTCCAATGTATGTGTCTATATCTGTTGGTCGATGTTTCTCAACCCATAATGTATGTTCTGTCATATAACCTCTTTTTTAATAAATATATTGTTCAAATCCATAAATCACTTTTTTCTCCATATCCAAATGGGTTCTCCAAAAGCGATATTTTCTGTTTTTTTTGCCTTTTCTTTCAAATCCTCCGAATAGTAATCACTCACACCTTTACCTGCTCCTGCTGAATTAAATCGTTTTGTCATTTCCATACCGATACAACCCTCATAAACTAACCCTTGAGATTTTATAAAATCGTTCATGGCGTTTGTGATATCCACATATCCTTTTACGGACTCATGATATACATCTGCTATATTGACTGCCAATACTCCGTCTTTTTTCAAAGTAGGAATAATTTTCCCTATTGTTTTATGAAGAAAGTCTTTATTCCAACTATCTATATGCGTATATCTTTTGTAACTTTGTGTATCTTCATCACTATACTTCTCAACATCAAAATAAGGGGGTGAGGTGAATATTGTATCAAAATAGTCTTCATATTTTTTATAATCCACATCCTCTGCTGGACTACAGATTAACTCTACACTTTTTTCTTCTTCGAAGAATGTCTGATGTTTTTTATAGAACTCAACTTGTCTTTTATAGTTTGGATGATTTGTGGAGTTGGGGTCAATCCCAACATATGATTTTGTAGTCTCTCCACAATAAAACCCAGCCAACCTATCACCCCAACCAGCACTAAAGTCGA